TTCCGACTGTCCTTAAAATTGCTATTGCCATGATCAATAATAATATCTCCTTCACTACAAAACTGTAATAGCTCATTGAGTGTATCCTCTACAGATTCGGCGGGCACTACCATCATGAAGACACCTGGGGTTTTGGTATAAACAGTCTCCCCAGACTTGACACCATAGTTTTCTTTTGTTTTAACTATTTGAACAAGGCTTTGCAAAGAAGTGGTATATCCACTGATATAACCCTTCTCATACTGCTCATCTGCTTTTTTAACATTGTTGCGATACCCATGTACTTCAATTCCTGCTTTCATCATACGGCGAGACATGCCCTCGCCCATTCTTCCAAGTCCAATTAGTCCTACTTTCATGATACCCTCCAAGGTACTGCTGATTCTTTTCGTCTTTCAAGTTCTTTGATGATGGTATCGAGTTCATTATAAAATGCATCTCCCACCATATAGTATCCTCTTCTCAAGGATAATTCTCTAATCATAATGTCGTAGTCTGCCTGGGAAAAATCTGGCATAAACTTACTCATCGTTTACCTTCCTGTAAGAAATATTCGGGCATTGGACAACCCTTGAAGTTATGTATCTCATCTACAGGGTGATCTTGAGCCATGGGAAGATAGGATCAATTACTCCAATGAGTCGAAGGAGACCCTCAGCAAAAAGTGCAAGAACAAACCAACCAACACACATTGAAATAATCGAAGCATTACGATTGTGTTTTCGTATGGCATCGTCAATCATCTCCTGCACTTCGTCTTTGGTAACATAATTTGGTGGGGGTGTTATTTCCTTAAAACGGTGTCCAATTCCCATTAGATCATCTCCATAGCATCATGTAATTCTTTTGAGTGGTGTAATTCATCATTCAAAATCTCAAGGATTTTATCGTCATGCCCATGCTCTGCAAGATACTTTGCGTATGTTGTAGCAGCATGAATCTCTACCTCATAGGAGAGATGGTAAGCATAGCGAGGAGCCACCCAATAATAAACCACGTTACTCCAATAGTAGATAAGTACGAGATGTTTGGCAACAAAGCGATCGATAAAATAAAGATTACCGCCCCTAGATTCCATATATTCCAAATGTTCTGTTTCATTGACTGACTGCTCGAAGTGCTGTTTCATCAAATATAGATGCTCGGGACCGCGAAGTCCCATACTTTCACGAAAATGTAACACGCTCAAAAACGCAAAATAGGGTGCCCGAGCGATTTCCTCAAGCACCCAGAATCTTTGATAGTCTCGACCTCTGTATAAGAAGTCGAGTATTGCGACCGTAAAGTCTAAAACAACTTCATTGAGTTTCTTCATCTTCGTCGTGATCGTAGGTTAATCTGCAGTCCCAAGCATAGTCTTCTTCCCACTCTGGTTCGTAAAGAGGGCAAGGTTCCTCAAAGAGATGGTCCATCCTTAATTGGTGAATTCTCTCTCTGAGGGATTTGTAAAATTCTCGCTTGTGGTCTGGATTCATTCGACGTGAATAGTGCCTACCATTCCAGCACCCTTATGGGGACCGCACCAATAAGTATAGTCACCTGCTTCGGGGAATGCAACATCAAACTCTTCACCAGGCATCATTGCAAGGGCTTCATGACCTAACTCTGGATGATCCTCAACAATAACGTTATGAGGAGGGAGCATATTGTTAACAAAATGAACAGACTCGCCAGCAGAGATAGTAACCTCTGCAGGATCAAACACAAGATTACCATTGGATCCCATTTGTACATCTACTGCCCATGCAGGGAGGGCAAGAAACAATGAAGCGAATAAAGCAATAAAAAACTTCATTAAGTTTTAATAGCATCTAAGACTATTTACTCAATGAAGTTTTTATCTTTAGTATTATTTAATGTAATATGTTAGGGATCACAGACGATCTTCCCACTTTTCTGCTTGATCTCCACCAAATTTTTCAAGGTCTGCTAACCTTCTTTCCCAAGTATCCCCAGAGTCAGATCCTTTGGCGGGATTAATGCACTGAAAATCCCCATATTTATTGCAAACTAATCCTGCAAGATCATGGGGGTCACCTAGTTTGCCTGTGCCGCTCCAATAATGCTGTCCATTCAACCATGTGGCACCACATTTAGGGCACTCTGCCCTAGACATAGTGAGATCAGAAAACTCTCTATCGTTTTCCATAGGTTTGGTAATGCTCCTTGAATGTGGTTGGTTCTATTCCTAGATCTTTTTCCAACTTTCTTCTGAGGAAGTATGCTCGGAAAACAATCCAGTGCCAACGGATATCAATCTCGATGAATCTAACCAGACGCACTGAATCCTCCATTCCAATATATGCTATGAATAGAATAAGGATGGTAGCAGTCAGGTAGAATGAGACCATACGAGTATCGTGTTGATACAACAAGTATAGGACTATTTACCTGATTTGTCAGCTACAGTATGTTACAGTTTGTATATATGTTAAGGAATCCTGAATGATTTCTCAACAATTCCACGCTCTTAGTGATTTGTTGATCCTGCTATCAGGATCACTGGCAGTCTTCTTAGAAGTTAATTTTGCTTTCATGCCCTTCATTCGAGCACAAAACGATGCCCTACGGGGATTTCCAACCTTCTTGCTTGGTGCTTTAAGGTCGCTTCCAGGATTCTCTCTTTCATAAGACTTGCGTCCCTTTTCGTTAAGTCCACCTTCTTTGTTTTTGCCAGCCTTTCTTGTCCAGGCTGCTGCTTCATTTTGCGTTTCTTCTTTTTTAACGCAGCGGTTATACTTTTTGCCGAAAAGTTTTTGGGTTCCTTTCTTTTCGTAACCTTTCCAGCACTTCATGCCTTCATTGGTCACTTCTTCATTCTTTGGGCGGCAATCATTTACCAACTTGCCACCCTTCATTTTCATACCAACTTTCTTATGGGACTTCCAGCAGCTCTGTGCTTTCTCTTGGAAGTCTTGGAAAGAGAGGTTGCCTTCAAATTCTTCTTTTTTGGATTTATTTCCCCAATTCTTTGCACCTTTCTTACGGCATTTGACTAGTGCTCCGCTTGCATACGCACTAGGCCAAACAGAATAACGAGATTTTACTTTGTGATAGCAAGCATCTTTCTTGCCTTCTTCAATTTCAACTTCTTCTTTGCGTGTCTTCATTGCTTTTACACGCTTAGCATATTGCATGTAAGACTCACCAGGCTTCAACTTGGGTTTACCTGAGCTAGAAGAAGAACTACTAGATCTAGATGCTCCACGGTCTTCGCGAGCACGCTGGTTTGCACCAGGACCACCCAACTTACGATCTTTGTCAGGATCTGGATGCCAGAAGTCACCACGCTCAGCGATTACTTCTTCTGACTTCATTTTCTTCAGGTGCTTTTTAATGCGCTCGGATTGACCCTTGTGCATTTTGGATGCACCATCTAATTCCTTAGACATTTTTTTAAGGTCGAGATCTTCTGTTTTCACGTTGATTGCCTTACCTTTACGATTGGGATTTGGATCTTCTTTCTGCTTACGGCGGAAAGCTGCTTCCTCCTCGTCTTTATTTAGGTTTCTCTTCATCTTACTAGACCCACACTTGGGTTTAGTTGTTTGTCCTGGTTGTTTAGCACAGGGTTTTCCTGCATACTTGCCACCGAGTTGCACCCAACCAGGCTTGCCATCAGAAGATTTGCTCTTCTTAAACCAGTCACGAAGAGAGTTGTCACCGCTCTTGTTTGCCTCAGCAAACCCTTGACCCGACTTCCATGTTTTCTGTTTCACTTGTTTCTTCTGTGCGAGTTTATTTGCGGTAGCATACATGACTTCTTTGTCACGCTTGCCATAAAGATCCTTAAAGCGATGAGAATTTTTCTTCATCCCTTTAACGATTCTCTCTGCTTCCTGGTTAACTAAAGGCATATCAACCCATTACCTGAATTTCTTCTACGATGCAAGTCTGTGTAGCAACAGTAATTTTTACTGCTCTTTGTACTACTGCTTGAGGACCACTGTAAGCAAAAGTATAAGCTGCACCTGCACCAGATGCGTCCACGTCAGTTGTAATTGTGCTACCTGTTGCTGCGGTGATTTTTTTACCAACGGTGCCAGCAGATAAAAAGTCACTGCCAATTGCAGGGGAAGTTGAGTCATCGACTACTGCGATAAAATCTCCAGAAGAAAATGGATGGGTATTACCAATTTCACCCAGGTTATGACCCAGAGTATAAACTGCAGTTGCAGCATTAGTTGCTTTTAGAATTCTAGCAGCACCAGGCTTTACACCAGAGTTGATTAAAAGAGCTTCATCCTGAAGAATCGTGATTGCAGGACCATCATTGAATGAAATGGTAGCATCACCAGCGGTGGCAATAACACGATAGTATCCAGTTTGCACTGTTTGATACTCGGTGCCTGCTGCTACGCTATTTGTGCTTAAGACTTTAATTACTGACATGTCGTGTTAATTAATTCGTGTCAGTATTATTTATCTCCTTTTGTTTCTTTAGCATCTTTTGTAATTCCGCTGTAGAGCCCACAAACATAGTGTTATTAACCGTAGATGGTCCAGACTTCTTCTCATCAGCATCCAACTCCTTCATTTTCTTTTGAAGATCGATCAACTTATCAGCAGTATCTGCTACGTTTTTAATAAGTTGACCTGCAACTTCATAAGCACGAGGATGATCTGACGCTCGTGCCACATCAAGTATGCCATCAACTGCCTCCTGTCCTTTCATTAGTAAACTGTGTAACTGAGCACGACTAACATCGTAGTCTTTTTTGACATCCTCAGTTTCGCTCTTTTTTAATGATGGTTTGGCACTTTCAACTTTTTGAATTTCAGCAGGTTCTGCACCAAACGCATCATTTAGACCATCAAATGCTCCCATATCAAATGTCCTCGTCTACTCCGCTAACTGGATTGCGTTTCTTGTTATCAGTGAAGTCTTGATCAGTAACTCCGAATCCAAAATCATCATCAGCATCTGCTGTAAGAGGATCTGGTTGAACCGTATACCTGACACTTCTTGGTGCTGTATTGACGTTTGTATCGGTATACATGTCTGTGATTGCCTTCTTGATAATCTTGGCATCGCTGACAGGACCGTATAGATATGTCTTGGCAGTAAATCCTAAGGTATAAATGATTGCTCTACGACTAGCAAAATCTCCCTCATAGGTATCTTCATAGTCAACGCTATTTAAAACAACGGGGACATCTTTAGTCTCATTCATGGCATCCAATAATTTAATTGGAAGATTGTAATGTGGTTGAAAATAAGGTAGCACCTGCTCAAGAATTTCAAGACCATCTTCTTGAGTTTTTGAGATAATTGCTAATTCAAATCCAACATTATATGGGAC